ACCAAAATAAGTAAAAAGTAAAATGTACATAGGAGGTACAAAATGGCAAATGCAAACGCAGCGCAGAACGTTGCAAAGAAAGAAAGTAAATTACCTACGATCGCTTTAGAGACTATGGAAATGGACGCATCAAGCGGCCTTGAAAATATCTCACAAGATGATCTAGCAACACCAAGACTAAAAGTCTTGATGCAACTTTCTCCAGAATTGGAGGAGATTGAAAATGCGAAAGCTGGAATGATTTTTAATACAGTCACCAATGACTTGTATGACGGGTCAAAAGGTATTCGTGTTTTACCATGTGCGTATCAACGTCAATACGTTGAGTGGGCTGATAGAGGACAAGGATCGGGAGCACCGATAAATGTCTTTGATGCTTCCAGTGACATCTTAACCAAAACTACAAGAGATGATAATAATAAAGATCGTCTTGAGA